GAAAACTCTTATGTTGAAATTATCTGAACGTTGATGAATTGGTATAGTGAATACACTTGAATCTGTTAAAGGTACATCATCAGCTAGGTATTGACCTAACTCTTGAGCAGTCTGTACGTCATACCATGTGTCTGTAGTGATCTCTATAGCTTGAGGTAAAGCATCAATCAAGAATGTAGCGGAAATAGTACCTCCACTAATAGTTATAACTTCATTTGGTTTATAACCAGTACCTTGATCATTAACTGTTACAGCAGTAATAACTCCACCAACTACAGTTGTATCAACTGTTAAATCTGTTCCACTACCACTAGAAGTTGTAGCAACATCTGTAGCAGCTGTATAACCAGTACCTCCAAATAACTGCTTTACAGTATGACCATCAGGAGCAGTATCAAAAGTAACAGTATCTGAAGTATCAACAGTCACACCATTTGCTACTGTTCTTGTCACCTCATAGTCATCAGGATCCTGCCTAGTACCGTTTAAAGTAACCTTAATACCATTCTCTTCCTTAAGCAGAAAGGGCACGCTGAAGGCTGTTGTAGAGCCGTCTCCTGTGAACTCAGCCAGGTCACCTCTATAGCCTTTACTCTTCACTTTAAAACTACATACACTAGATAGACCTACAGCAAACTTCATACGTGCAACAGTTAAGTTTGCAGTGTAATCATACTGTGTACCTTCTGCGTTTAGCTTATAGTATGTCTTAGGAAGTTCTACATTATAGTTATATTTATAACCAATGATAACATCAGCAGCAGTTAAGCTAGATATATCTTTACCTGGTACTTCAAAGTAAGGTGAAGCAGTAGCATGTGTTTGACCCGTAGGTCTATCAGGAGCTAGAGTGAATCCAGATTCTGTTACACCTGCAAAGTTAGTAGTACCATTACCAGCAATAACTAACACTGGTGTTAAGTCTTCATTATCTCTATACCCTGTAGGTAAGTAACATTTAGTTAATTTATTAGTTGAGTCATAAGTCATGGAACTCACAGCTCCATATAAATCCATATGTGGATTCACCTGTTGACCATCACTATTAACAATAATAGTTTCTTCTGGTGTCTGAGTTAGACTAGCACTAGCAAGTATATACTTACCACTATATTCCAAAACAACCCACATAGTATCTGAGTCAATAGAAGCGTGTTGTACGTTCCCTGGTAGATCCCAGTTAAACCATGCTTGCATCAACATCTTATCACCTATTGAGTAAGTCTTATAGAGATACATAGTATTATCTAATGTACCATACAAAGCAATCAATGAGTTCTGAGAACTAGCAAGTAAGTTATTAACAGTGTCAGGCACCCATTCAGATACAATTTTACCGATATCTAAAACCATAGGACTCTCTTCAGAGCCTCTAGTTTGCATACCAAACACCCGTGTATAGCTAGGTGTCTTACTTACAAAGTTAATTGTTGTTCCTACATCCACTGGGTCAATTGTAGGGTCCATCTCATAGTTAGAGATACCACGAATAACCGCTGAAGAAGGTGTAAGTATCTCAGCATCAGAGAATAAAATAAACTGTTGGTTTCGACTGAATAAGATTAAGCCCTGTGCAGTAGGTACAACACCATGTAATACAGCTGGTCTAATACTTGAACAGTTAATATCTATTGGATCAGCGTCTGTTGAAGTTAAAGCAGAAGTGAAGTAAAAGTTAAAGAAGTCATCTGATTTACTCATAGATACATTATCTTGAGTTAAGAATCCTAATCTATTATTATGGTAGAATGCTTGTTGGATTGTTTTACCTACAAAGCTGGGGTCTGAATTAGTAGTAGCATCTCCCACTACTCTCCCTTTCCAAGCTAAATCACCACCTGAAGTCTTAGGCTGTCTGAATACAAAAGTATTTGCAGCACTATTATATAATTCATGTGGTAAAGTTGTAGCATTCATACCTGGTGAAACAGTAGGATCTACTGTCTCTTCCCATATACCTGCACCTTCAACCCCATCATCAGCAAAGAACTTAGTCCAATAAGTCTCCTCTGCACCACCTAAGTTAATAACTTTAGCTAACCTACCATCAGTTGATTCAGAAGGAAGTTCAGCGATAGTACCTACTTGTTCAGTGAAGGATTCAATGTGCAAGTTACCTTGACTATCAGCTACTGTTAATTCAAAAGCTTTTTTAGCCCCACCGCTAGTAACAGTTAACGCTAGTTCTAAAGAAGAACTTAATCGTTTAACATCAAGTGTACAACTGGTTATAGTTAAAGCATCTAAAGCAGTTTCGAGTGCAGTGAGTATTCTATCAGCAGTGTTATACTTCTCATCAGAAGGGTTCGTTGAAGAGTCTGGAGCTGTTAAATCCTCTGCATTAATTGTAGTAAAGTCAACAGAATAAGTCGTACTATCTACTTTAAGTGAAACTTTATACTTTGTACTATAAGCAACTGTCTTTAATTTTACAGTACCGTATGCTTTAGAGACATAATCAGTAGGTGCAGTCTGTGCAGTAATAACCTTAGTCTTGTTAGTGATGATAGATGTATCTTGTACTGTTAAGATATCATAATTATCACGAGTGGTATCTAGGTACAGCTTAGAATCAGTAGCGACTCCATCGACAGTAGTTTCGAAAGTAATGTCACATTCTGTACCATCTTTATTCCAAATTCTAATAGGTTCTGTGGAATGATTAGAATCATCTTTATCTAATATACATCCTATGTATGTTTCTAAGTTATCCCGTTTAATAAAGAACCACTTAGCATTAGCTAGTTCTGGTGAAGCTGGATCAGATGATTCATATATAGTCTTGATGAATTTAAAACCTGGTCTCTTCTGTAACCCAAAGGTTGGGTCAGGAAAAGCATTGAGACAGTCTCTTACTTGACCAGGTAATTTCTTTTGATCTGTTTGTTTTGATACCCCACCTAAAAAGTTAGGGACTGTTTGAGTTACTGCTGCCATTAGCGATACAATGCGTGGTAAGGTTGATAACTATTATAATAACTTCCTCCTTTGGGATGTCCAAAGAATGTATAATCCCCTTGTTGAGTCTCATACTCTAAGGCCATAGCCCTTGTGTAGGCTTCTTTTTGTTGTAACATCTGGTACTGTCCACCATCACCTACGATACGACTAGAGACGATCACAGCTGCCCTAGAGACAATGTAATCTTGAATGGGTATAGGTAGATCAATCCAATCAAATAACCAAGTTACATCTAGTTTAATCTCTGCACTATCTTCAGTTGTAATATCATAGGTATGGTTATATTTATCGTACAGTTTCCCATCCCTTCTTACAACATTCTTATCACCAGTAGCTGCTCTACTGTCTGCAGTCCCTACTGCAAGGTCTACTTGTAACATGTTGTTTGGTATAATGTATTGTTTATTAGCAGTTGTTTCTGGGTAGTCATATTCTGTGTTGAAGCTCCAGCCTTCTGCCTGTACTTCTCGGGATACTTGTAGTAAAGTATCATATGCAATCGCAACGTCCGGGTTGGTTTGATCGAGGGTAGATACAGGCGCCTGACCAACTGACGCTAATATTTCATTGACTGCAGGTAGTTCTTGTGTAGCGTTAGTGGTAGGAATAGGCATAATGTATAAATAAAAAAAAGGGAGCCCGAAGACTCCCCGTGTATAAAATAAAATAAAAGCTTAGAATGCAGCAGCGCCTGTATCGCCTGGATCTGCACCTGCAACGAGTTCAACACATGCAGCAGGGTTCAGATAATCTGCTCCCATAGCCAAGCGGCCAAGGATGATATCACCTTGATACATGATTGAAACGTCACCGTTAGTAACTTGTACTTGAGGTCCGATAGCTTCTACCACACCTGCAGCTTCTTTCTGGAAGATAAGTCCACAGGAATGTTTGAATTCGGTCTCTTCACCGTACTCGTTATTGATACCAGCTACATCAGCAGCAGCATCTTCTACAGCAGCTTCTACGTGTGATCCTGTGCGACCTGGATCAGTTACTCCTGTATTGTCGATAGCATCAGTACCATACTTAGTACCATACTTACCGAAGAATGGGATGTTCATTGATTTGTAGATATGAATACCTGCAATCTCAATGATTCCGTTTCCACCCTGCAAGGCTTTACCTTGTACGTCACGGTTAACGAGACCGTTAGTTCCTACAGCTTGAATCAGCTCATAGTATTGACGTGGGTTTAGCACGGCACAGCGTCCCTGTGAACTGACACCTTTCTCATCGAGAGCAGCAGCAGCATCATAGAATGCATTCACCAGTTTTGCAGAGTCATAAGCATTAGATCCTAGGTCCGTAGTACCAACACGGATCTGTGTTCCACCTGGTTCAACTTTATTTGTAGCTGATACAGGGTGAGCAGCACGAGCACCACGTGTGATAGCACGGAAGATCAAGCGGTCATACTTCTCTGCAAGAGCGAAGCCAATCTTCTTAGCAATCTCCCCACGGAGTTCATAATGAGCAAGAGTCTCATCAAGCTCATATACGAATGCGCTGGAGATGAGGAGATCATCCATTTGGATAGTCTTCTCAGCTACTGGCAGTGCGTTCTCTGTTCCCAAAATTGGAGTTCCGGGTTCATGGAAAGCCGCTGCCATGCGGCCCGTATAAATGAATTGTAAAGATTTGCCGTTCTTCAACGTGCGCTTCGTAACTAGGTCACGAGCAATTGTATTGGTCTGGAATCCTTTGAACAGCTCTCCTGAGAAGAGCTTGAGATAGGTTCCATACTTGGTATCATAAGCAGTACTTAGCGCCAACGGAGTTGAGGCGGTACTATTAATCCTACCGATGGCGGTATTTAAAGCGTTAGCCATTGTTAATTAAAAAATGTATTGTTTATGTTCTTTCGCGAAATGTTTTGATCAATTTGTTTGTGGTCTATCCCACCGTCTAGACGGCAAAAGGTATCCGCGTACGGGCTAATGCCAATGAAAGGGAGGTCCTACTCTGAGGTGCCTCCCCTCCTTTACTTTCCAGTACCTCTATAGCGGATTGGTAAAGTTACTTCCATTGCAAATACTAAAAGTGTTATCAATAAATAACAGTATAAAGCTGCCATTTAGAAGGCCCATTTAACACCGGCTTTAGTACCATAGTTATTGTCATCAGTATCAGTTGTAGCAAAGGCTAGCTCTGCATAAATAGATACACTTTCAGAAGCTGCAACACTTCCACCTACTTTACCTGAAAGTTCAGTGTTGTTATCTCCACCATCAGATGACTGAAGTTGAGGACCTCCTTGTAGGTAGTAGTTAACAGCACC